AGAATTTGACATTATATCCTATATGGAAAGCAGATAGTTATACTATTAATTATAATGCTAATAATGGTACAGAAACTACATATAGTGATATGGTTTTATTTGGCAATAATATAGTTATAAAGAGTGCAAATCAAGTTAGTATTACTCCTCCAGCTGGTAGAGTATTTGTAAGATGGTCAACAGAATCTCAAGAAAGACAAGGAACTCAATATAATGTAGGTTATAGTGAAAGTTGGACAACACCAAGTACAAGGACTCTTTTTGCTAAATGGGGATATAAGGTGATATATAATTCAAATAATGGTGATGGTAATCTTCCAATTTATGATGTTGAAGAACCTAGTTGTAATATAAGAATATCACTTAGTACTTCTGGTATTAAAAAACTGGGTTATACTATAGCTACAGGAAGTGGTTGGAATACAAGTTCGAGTGGTAACACTAGCATAACAGATATTACAATACCTGTTAGTACAGATATTACTTTATATATTGCGTGGAATCCTAATATATATACAATAAATTTTGATCAAAATTTTGGAACTAATACAACAATATCTAGAAGCGTAACTTACCCATCTGCTTTAACATTTCTAGGATCAACAGATTCCATAAAAAGAACAGGATATACTCTTAAATCTTGGAATAGTAGAAGAGATGGAACTGGTATAACAAGTAATTTAAACAAGATCATTAATTCTGGAAGTGGAATAGGACAATGGAATTTAAATGATAATAGTACGGTATATGCACAATGGGAAGATAATTATGATGGAAAATTTTTGGAAGTAATAGTAAATAAAGGCGGATCAGGTTATACTTCTTCAACAACTCTAAATATTAACAATGCAGGTCCAGGAAGGGGTGCGCATTTTACTCCTATAATTACAGATGGTATAATAAGATCGGTTATAATTAATAGTGCAGGTAGTAATTACTCATTATCATCAAGTATAACTGTAATAGATTCAGGAACACCTGCTGGATCAGGTGCTGAATTAATTCCTTATATTGGGAAAAATACAACATTGCAAATGGTTGATATAAAAACTAGACTACCTACAATAGAAGTTACAACATCAACCACATTAAATAAATATTATAACACTGTAAATACAGCAACTAGTAACATAATAAATAATGCAAGTGTAGCATTAATATCACCTACAATAAATCAATCAGGGCAAATTACTAGCATAACAATTAATCATCCTGGAGCTGGTTATATTTCACCTCCAATAATTAGTTTTGCAAATCAAGGATCTGGAACAAATGCACAATTTAATATAACAATAGGATCAGGGCAAATATCATATATATATATTATAGATGGAGGAAATGGATATACTTCAACACCTACATTAACTGCAACTGATGGTGGTGCTACTATACAAGCATCATTTACAGTAACTATAACAAGTGGTAAAATAACAAATGTAACAATTAATAACAGAGGTACTGCATATACATCTTCACCAACTATTACTGTAACAGGTGGAGGTAGTCCTTCAAGAGCAGCAGAAATTATAGCATTTATAAATGGAATTACAAATATAACAGTAACTAATAGTGGTACAAATTATGCTGCAACCACAAAACTAGAAGTATCACAGCCACCAATCAATATGACAACTTTTAAAGGATATTAGAATACATATTATATAAAAAAATGATAATATATATTTATTATTGATCAAAATGCATACTGGTATCATTTCTTTTGCTGATAGAATTGTTCATAATATCAAAACAAATGAAACTAAAGATTTTATATTAGAACAATTATATATATTATATAACATCAAAATCATTCAAAAACATTGTCATAAATTAGATGAAAATAATATCAAATATGTAAGAAATAATCCTCATCTTTGTAATTTACGTTCAAATGGGAACCCATATTATATGTTCCTTACCTTATATAATGACATCCCTATAATTTATTTCATTGACAAAAAAGTACATCCTGGATATCAAAAACCACGAATCCTTTTAGTAAGAGGTTTATTTGATGAATCATTGTTCAAAAATACACTTATTGATGGTGAAATGGTGCGTTGCAATGATGGTAAATGGGAATTTCTCATTAATGATATATTAGTGTATGAAGGTAAACATTTGACAAAATCATCTTTGCCCGAAAGATTACAAACATTATATAAAATGTTCAACACACAATATACACCAAATGAAGTTATAGATGTTTGTGCCTACAAAATAAAAACATATTATCATACATATAAAGAAAGTATTCAAAAGTTAATTGAAATATCAAGGCATCTTAAATATACGTCTCGTGGCATCTATTTCTGGTCATATGATTTAAAATATAAGCCAAAATTATATAATTTTAATGAAGATAATATAGTATCTGTTACACGTAAAGTAAAAGATGAAACTAAATTCCAAGTAATAAAAAATGAAGATTCAAGTGAATTTATTCCTTTAAATAATTTAGAGATTACAGTTATACAAAATATACAAGATACAGTATCTGAAAAAACTTTATGGATTTCGCAAACAGAATACCCTGATGTATATAACATATATGACAGTGAAAATGTATTGTCATCTCAAAAAAAAGGTATAGCATTGATTCCAAATTTATTGATAAGTAAATTAATAAGAAATGCATTTAGAAATAAAAATGCAGCACATGTCTTGAAAGTAAGGTGTCTTTTCAACAATATTTTCAATAAATGGTATCCTATTGAAATATTATAATATTTTCATATAATAGAATTAAAATGAATTTATCTACTCAATCCTATCTGTATTTAGTTGTCCTAGTAATAACAAGTATTATAAATATGTTGGTTTTAGGTTTTGCATTTGGTATGGTTGGAATACTTGTTGGTATATTAATCACAGGAACAATATTCCCAATTAGTTTGTTGATGTTGTATCATTTAGATTATATGCAATCTGGTGGCGCAGGCATATGGAGTTGGGTAATAAGTGTCTTATCTGTATTGTCTTTGGTAATGACAACAATTATAATGATAGCTGCATCTGTAATGACAAATGGCAATGATGATGATAAAAAAAAGAAAAAGAAAAAAAAGAAGGATGATGAAGATGAAGATGAATAAAAGTATCTAAGAATAAAATAAAACAAAAAAAATATGGCAACATCAAATATACCATTGCGTACATTTCCATTGCATACATCTAATTTTGATCATAGCCCTATGAAAAATATTCTTACTTTATTAGAACATTCAGTAAAAATGAAATATAAAAGAAAGCATTTAAATAATAAGTTGAAATTGCTATGTGATAGTGACATTAATATGAATGAAATTGATGAAATTGAAAAAATAGAAGAAGAAATAGATTTTTTAACTAAATATTGTAGAACGTTAGACGATCAAGCGGTTGTTATAATGAATGAACATAATGTAGTTGGTATTCCAACTCTTGAAGACATTGAAAAAAATATTCCTGCATTGGATTTTGAATCTTACAAAGATGGGGTATCATAACCATAAAATTTAGAAGGTACCTTATCACAAGATGTTTGTTTTAGTAATTTACCACCTTGTTGACTAACAGATGGTTGATTAATTCTATTTAATTGTTGATTTAGCTCATTATATAATTCATTAACAGTTATACGTTGATAAGGATTGCCTTCAATACATCTATTGTAAATATAATCTATGAAAACTTTTTGATTATTATCAGTAAATTGTATATTTTTATTAAACGCTGCTATAATATATGCCAATGAAAATATATCCGCTTTCATAATAATTTCTTTTGTAAATATATCACTTATTTTGTAATATCCTCTTGCCTTTAATTCATTTATAAATTTTGATACTCCTGATTGATATTTAGCTTGTAAATCTGGTGTCATAAAATGTTGACTAAAATATTTATCATTATTGTCCATCATTGAATATATTCTATCTAATAATTTGGGAAATTCTGTAGGTATTCCATCATAAATATTTCTATACTGTATCATAATATTTGCTATATAAAATTCAGGAGGATAATAAGGATATTGAAATGACAATATATGTAAACTTTTAGGTGTATATACTTCATCAAATGAACAAGACAAACCAAAATCTATAAGATTTATCTTATTGGGAGATATGAGAATATTATCTGGTTTAATATCACGATGAACTAAATTATTATTCTGTAATATCATAATTCCTTCCAAAAATGTCTTGAAAAATTTGATAAATGTACTAAATGATAAACTATATCTAGCATTTACTTTTATTCCACCATATTCTAAAACAATTTGATAAAATGTGTTTCTAGGTATTCTTGTTTTTTTATTTAAACATTGTAAGACTGGAGGAAGTGTTCTAAAAACATCTCCTGATATTTTCTGCGCACCTTTCAATTTTATAGTAAATTTACCAGTAGGATCTATAGATTTGATCTTCTGCAAAATCCTAAGTTCAGTGACAAAATCTTTTGATCCTTTTTTGAAAACTTTTCCAACATCATTATTATCTCTTTCAGTATAAGCAATATATTCTTTTATAACAAATACATTTTCTGATACAGGAGGCGTAATGACACAACCGTATGCACCACTATCAATTAATTTAACATCATTACATCCAGATCCATCTGGTAATAAAAGTTTTCCATATGGACATTTTTGAGCATTCTGTATTTGTTGCTTTGACATAGGTACATTGTTTGTATTTGTAGTATATCCTTGTTGTGTGGTATAACCTTGTTGTGTAGTATTTCTGTTTGTATATGGAAGTGTAGTTACAGATGCTTTGACAGTTTGTTTGCGTTGCGTTCGTTGCTTTGCAGATTTGACACGAATTTTTCTACATCTCTTTGTAGGTGAATAATAAACTTTTCCCGGTGGACATTTCTTCTTTTCTTTTATCTTTCTACATCTCTTTGTAGGTGAATAATAAACTTTTCCTGGAGGACATTTCTTCTTTTCTTTTATTTTTCTACATCTATTTGTAGGCGGATGATATACTTTACCAGGAGGACAACATTTAGCTACCACAACTTTACAAGCACTTGGACAAACTTTTCTACATCCTTTGCCTTTTATCCATTCACATTCTGATTTACATTGATCTTTCCTTAAAGTAGAACATGCAACCATCTTATTCTATATTATTCAAGCGAAAATTGTTTTCTATAAATTCTATGATATGATTAATATCAGCTCTTTCAAATACATTTAATGCATAAGTCATATCATATAAATCATTAAAAAATGTTCTTTGTGTAATATTATCAAATATAATATGTTTTCTTAAATGTTTCAAAATAAATGATGATGAGTATATATCCGATTTGAATGCTATATCGTTTGTAAAAATATCTTCTATTTTATTTATATTTTGTTTTTGTATTATATTAAAAAAATCAATAAATGCTTTTTTATAAGAAAAAATATTATAAGGCTCATTTAGATTATATTTATAATAATGATCATAATAATAGTTTTCTAATTTGTCCGTATAATTACACATTATCTTCGCTATTTTATCTAATGCAGTCATAAAATCATTGAATTTCAATTCTTCATATAGCAAATGTAATATATAAAATTCTGGAGGATTATACATATACATATAAGATAATATATAGTCTTCTTCTTTAGAAAATACATTTGATACATTACATGATATTCCAAAATCAATGATCTTAAGATTATTATTTTCTATTAAAATATTTAAAGGTTTTATATCTCTGTGTATAATATTATGTTGATGTAGTGATTTTATTCCATTGTAGAATTTATGTACCATGTGTATAAAATCTTCAAATTTAATAAGATAATCTATTTTGGTAATGCAAATGCCACCATATTCAAACACTAATTGATATAATTTGCAGTCCGTTTTAGAATTATAGGTTAATTCTAATTTTTGTAATACTAAACCTTCGTCTTTCAATTCCTTTAATTCAAATCTTGATGCATTTAACAAAATGGGTGTAAAATCTTGTCTATTAGGAATATTATCTATCAATTTTACTATTTCTAATTCTTTTTTAAACAGATCTTTATCTTCGTGTTTAAATATTTTACTGACACTTAATTTACTGAAATCATTATCATAGTAAAGCTTATCATAATTTGAAACACTTGGTTTGATAACTATATTATAATTGCCACTACCTATTATTTCATATTTTTGACTTAAATCACAAAAAAACTGTTCCTCATCTGCTGATGATATACTGCTTAAAGGCGATAATGCCAGAGTGATTTATTATTATATAACAACATATTTTTATATAACTAATTTAGATGTATTATTATGCAATAAATAACTAACGTGAATATTTACTATTGGCAAATCATTAGATAACATACAACTATTATCATTTAAAGGTACATTATTTTGTATAAGTTTATTCTCAAATACTACATCATTGACTGGACTTTCCTGTTTATACATTAACTCATTTACAAAACCTTTGTTTGGTATTTTGTTTGTATCATCATAAGTTTTTATTAGTGGGTCACCTGGTGGGCATCTTACTTTAATTTGAGTTGAATAAGAATTATCATTACAATCATCATAAATGCAACTCATATCATATGAATCATAAATAATAAATATAAGAATTACAAAAACTATTGTTCCTGTTATTACATATGCAGCTTTCATTCTATATAATATACTTAATTATTAATAATATTTTATTCATCATCTATAAATGTAATTTTCTCTTGTTTTTTTGTTTCAACCGGCATATTTTGTACAAAATACTTTATGTCATAACTATTAGCATTATAGTATTTGATCCTAGTATATCCTTTTTGATTAAAAACAGAAAATTCATCCCATATATCAATACAAAGTGGTATATATTTTCTTTCATTTTCCTTCTCTCTCAAAATTCTTCCAATAGATTGTTGAATATCAGATATAGGACTGGCGAATATCACAGTATTCAATGTTGGTATATTCATCCCCTCAGACGCCATTTGATATGTAGCTAATATTATTTGTTTCGTAGAAGATATATCAAGATCAGTCTGTGACATTTTTCCAACATAATATCCTATACTTTTAGTAATATCATATTCCATTATCAATTTATGTATTTCGCCTAATTGTTGTCTTCTTTCACTCAAGATAAGAATCTTTCTTTCATTTTCATTTTCTAAAATTCTTTTGATGATTTGTAATATATACTCTGTTCTTGGATTATAAGAACAAATATTATTTATCATAGATGTTACATTAGGTTTACCGTTCCAAAGCAATTTAATATTGCTGTATTCAATATCTGATTCGTAATATTTATGTATTTCTACATTTACTGTTATTTTCTCTTTTTTAATATGTTTATAAACAGATTTTCCAATATAGTATTCAAATACTTTTCGCATACCATCTTTTCTATTCAAAGTCGCACTCAAGCCTAATATCATATTTACACTAATTTTCCTAAATGCTCTGCTAAATACCTCTGCACCAAGATGATGAACCTCGTCTATTATAACTAAGCCAAATTGTTTAAAAATATCAATATCATATTCTCGCATTGCTAGAGATTGTAATGAAGCTATAACAAAATCTTTATCATTTACATCAACCTTAGATTGTTTTATGATACCAATTCTAGCATTAGGAACAAATTGTTTCACTGTATCGATAAATTGTTGATTAAGAAAATCTTTATGTGATACAAACATTGTCTTTCTTTTAAAATGACAAGCTATATAAACACTCATTATAGTTTTCCCAAATCCGCAAGGAACAGAAATAATCCCTCCTCTTCTTAATGAATCTTTTGCAGCTTCAATAAAATTATTTACAGGTTCAATTTGTTGTTCTCTTAACTGACCTTCAAAGATAAGATTATCACAATGAATGCCTTCACTAAGAGTACATTTATTAGGAATACCAAATTTCTGTAAACCGTAAAATCTCGGTACATATAATCTTTTATCGCTTTCATTATATATAGTAAAAGACTTTGGTGTATCATTTGTAATTGAGAAATTTACATTTGGTTTCATAGTCAATTCTTCTTTTAGTTTTGTGATTAAAGGTTCATCTTTTTTTGGAATACCATAACCATTGATAGATAGTAATGTTGTCATAATTGAGCTAACATTTATATATATATTCATTTTTTTATATAATTCTAAGAATAGATAAGCAAGAAATGTTAAAAGAATTTCTTAGAATAGTTGCATTAATATTATTAATTATAATTGTAGCAATGGATGATTTTCCTTTTTATCAAAAAATGAAGGATTCTTTTACACAATTAATATTGGCAGTTATTATCATAATTTTTATATTTTATGATGTTACATTTGGATTTATTATGGGTATTGTTTTATTACTGATATATTATGAAATATACAGTAAAATAATAAAAATTCATCAAAGTAAATATGAGACAGATATAGAAGATGAAAATATCACTCAAAAAAATAAGTGTGTTAGCGAAATGGAATATATTTCAAATGCACATTTGTTAGCTGCTCAAAATAATATTGTAAATGTTGATAGTTTTAATTCAATGATTCAAGGAATAAATGGAGGATATAGTGTCCAAGGTTTGAATATGGGTTATGATGCAAATGATAGATATTCTGTATTATAAAAATTTCATATATATCAAAATATAAAATATTACAAATATTAATATAAATTTAAGTAAGAATTCCTTTCCAGTTACATGTTTTGCTAAACTTTCTGGAAGTTTCGAATTAAGCAAATTGACTATATCTGTATTTATGAATATTATAGTTATAATAGATATTATTAATGTTTTTTGTACTATTTGCATATCAATTATGCTATTATTTTCATTTTCTTTATTATATTGTAAGTGTCTAGGTTGGTAATATTGTTGTTGCATAGGTTGCTGTTTTTCAACAATAGGTATATTTACATTTTCTGGCATTGTTTGCTGTGGAAGATTTGGAGTCCCATATTCATTTTCAAATTCTTTAAGTACATTTTGTATAAGTGGATCTTCAATTTCATTCACATCTTGTGTTGTCTTAAGAGGGAGACTACTTACAGGTGTAGACATTTGCACAGATTGTGATTGTGTATTCATTATTATAAGATGAATACAAAAAAATATGATTAAATTATCGCATCATTAATTTTCTGTTATAGTAGATTGTATTTCAGGAGATTTATTCAATTTATTTACAGGTTGTGTATTAACATCATATAATGTATATATATTTTGATTTTCATTACATTTTATCATATATGGTTTATATTTATAACATGTATCTTCTAGTTTAAATACAGTATCATTTATGTCATCTACATAGGGACCGTAATATTCCGTACAATTATCTTTACATACTCTTTTAAATAATAGCGCAATAGCAAGTCCAAATATTGCACTTGTTAGAATTTGTCCAAAAGGCGTATATAGTAGTTTATCTACTGCTGTTCTTACATATTCAGGCATATATCTAAAAATAATTAATATTATATTATTGGTTGCGCTATAGCATCTTTAGTACATTCAACTTCAATCGCCTTAAATTTATAACAATCCTCATTAAGCCCCTTATACACTATTTTATTTGCATTATAAGGAGTTGGATATTTTACTACTATTCGAGCTTTTGGTGCATCAATATACACATATATTATTCCAATAACAAAAGCAACAATGAATGCGGCTATATTAAAATGAAATTGTTTCATTTGTTCTATAATGTACTTTTATTTATTTTTGATATAATATAAAACATAAGGGCAAGGGATATTTTCATCTGTATTAAAAATATTCATAGTATTTTCATCTATAGTATTATCTAATTTATAATATGAATCTGCATTATATGGTACAGTTGTATTATGAGGATTTATTTGTGTATCAGAATATTCAATCCACTCGTTTTTTTCTAATGAAAGATAAATATAATGACCACTTTTCATAGTGCTTCCAATATGACAAACAATGCCATTTAATGTATATTCATTATTGGCATATATCCATTTATTTGGTATTTGGGTTTTGATAAAATGTTTGGTTAGAGATTTATCAAATATGTTCAGTGTAACTCTCAATATTTGTGGGAAAGTTGTAATCTTTTCTATAAGTGTAAACGGAAAGGAAGTTGGTGGCTCATCTTTGTTGTTTTTTACATTTTTAACTTTTTCACATTTCAAATAGTTAGATTTATCCGTAATTTCTTCACGTATTCCATCATATTTTTTATTGATTTCATCTTTTATGTTATATGTTATATTTGTATCATCTATTTCTAAAATTAAAGTATTATTAGACTCATTAACAGGTTGTTTTATGTCTTCACATTTTAATGTTTTTCTGTTTTTAGTAATTTCCTTTTCAAAAATTCTGCTTATTTCAAAATTTACTTTAAATAGTTCATCAAGTTCTTGCATATGTATTTTTTCAATAAGCTTTATAACAAACTCGAATGCATCCTCTTGATATTTTACAGAAAATGTTTCGTTTTTGATAAGTTTTTCATTTAATGCTTTAATCAAATTTGAAACATTTTTATTTGCTACTTTATTATTAATATAAGCCTTGTATATTTCTACATATGCTTTAACAATATCATTATGATCTTTGTTTGCTGATAATAAATTATTGAATTCTGGTAAATGTACTAATGATTGAATTGTAGCATTTATATAACAACTATTTCTTGGATTTGGTATACCTGTTCTAAGAATAGGTTTAGCGTCTTTAGATTTGGTATCCTTAGGTTTGGTATCCTTAGGTTTAGCGTCTTTAGGTTTGGTATCCTTAGGTTTGGTATCCTTAGGTTTAGTGTCTTTAGGTTTGGTATCCTTAGGTTTGGTGTCTTTAGGTTTGGTGTCTTTAGGTTTAGTGTCTTTAGCATCCTTAATATCATCTTTTACATCTGTTTTTGTCTTTGTTTGGATATCTGGTTTTTTATATCCTTTTTCATAGGTATATATATCTGGTACGTTTTCATAATGAAATTCCATATTTAACATATCAAATAAAGCATTTTTTGAGTTATTTAATTTCCAATCATTGTATAATAATTGTCGTTCTTGAACATATGCATCATACATTTCATTTTGTATTTTTCTTTTGCTTGCAAATTTTTCAATATATTCTGTTTCTTTAGTATTTAATTCAACTTCTTTTTGTTTTGTTTGATTTTGAAATTGATGAATTAATAATTTAATTTTTTCCAAGGATGATTTATGTTTATTATCTATATAATCAAATAACGCATCATTTATTTCATTCATTTACTTATTTAGTGCATATATATTTTTATCTTGTTCTAGATTGTATATCTTCAAACATTCCTTTATAAAATGAAGTCAAACTTTCATCAGGTGTCATTTGATCTTCATATACAGATCTAGGAACATATTTAATTATAGTTTTAGGAGCAGGACATACTGATAGATTACTATAATAACCTTGCATTATTAAAATCATACCAATAAATAAAAGAAAAATAGAAATGCTCTTCATCTTATAATAAAAAGTAGAAAAATAATTATTGTTTAATTCACAATTTCGTTATTTTCTGGATTTTCATTTAATTTACGCTCAGTCCAAGGATCTAATCTATCAATTGCATCTGCTAGTTCGGCTGCATCAACATTTGCAGATTTGCTATTATTTAGTTTTTCTTGTTTTCTTTTTTCAAACATAACATCTTTATTTTCCATATTTTCTTTATATTTTTTCATCAACGTATTTAATTGGGTTTCTGAGTATTCTTGATTCTGTAAATCATTTGGATTTGGTGACCAAGGGCACCAGCAACCAACTTGTGCAATAAATATGTCAAAATTGTTATCGTGTTTCTTCAAAGCTTCACATTTTGCTTTAGCTTCTTCTGCTGTATCATATGTCCCACGAACCTTGATACCTCTTATACTCGTTTGAAAATTATTATCCCTGTGAAAATCTGATTCAATTTCACTTGATTTGCTAGATTTGAAATATTTATATTGTTCATTCATTTCAGTTTCATCAAAAACATATAAATGATTATTTTTTAATGTATCAATTAGATCCTTGGAATCTGGATATTTGCTCAGAATACCAGAAAATAAGGTATTCATATCTTTACTAAATCCAGACAAGAACTTTGAAAAATAATAGGCTTCTTTATTTATAAGAACATCTTCTGGACTAATAAAAGATAAAAGTACATAATTTTGTCCTCTAATTGGTTTATCTTCGTCTAAATAATCAGTCTCCTTTGTAGATACTAATTCTGTATTTGCCATATCTATATTATAGATATAAAATCTTATATAATTTTCGAATAAAAAAATATTCTTATTAAATAGTAAAATGAACTATACTTTTGATTTTTGGGAAGCCATCGTTAGATTAATTAAATATGCTTTTGAAGGGTTGGCTGTAGCTATTGTTGCATATATATTGCCAAAATCTAAATTAACATCAAGTGAGATTCTTTTCATAGCATTAACAGCTGCTTGTGTTTTCTCTATATTAGATTTATTAGCTCCTGCTTATGTTATGGGTGCAAGACAAGGCGTAGGTCTAGGTGCTGGATTCAAGTTAGTTGGATTTGGAATGTAATTTATAATGAAGGTGATGGAATAAATTCGTAATTTAATTCTTCACATATTTTTTTCCAAATTTGATCCTGGACATATAATTTTTCTCTACTTTTCAATAATGGAAAATGCTTTAAGTGTTCATGCAATCCTAATATTTGGAAAAATTTATAAAGCACATAACTATATGATAAAAAATTTTTCCTATCTTTAGGACAATGTTTCAAAAATGGGCCTTGAATGTCACGAAACATATTACATAATTTTTCTTCTAAATCTGGGGAGAATTGTGGTGTAGGAATTCCGTTTATCCTGTTAATAATGTAATTAATATGTTCATAATATTTATTTATTCGCAGTCTCTTCAATATTTCACGCATTTTAGAATATGTTATTGTTTTAGTATCAATAATTTTCTCTTTTTTTATTTCATTCAAAATCTTTTCAAATATAGAATCTGGTATATCCGTACTTTCTTTTCCTTGTACTTGATTACACCATTCTCTAAAATGATTAATTCTTTTATAACTAAAATGAGATGTATCCTTATTATTATGTTTTAATATAGGTCTATTTTGCTCAACTAATAGTAGTTCTTGATATCCACATTGATTACATATCATTATAGCATCGTGTTGTAAACATATCATTTGTGTTTTACATTTTTTACAAATTTCAAGATCTTCATTATTAGTTTTTTTTATGTGTAATTTATTAGTCATACATAAATATTCATCTACTAAAGCGCTTTTATCAACAGAAAGCTCCTCTATTATATTTGTATCATTAGATGTATGTTCAATTTTATTTGTGATAGAAGTTGAATTTAATGCATCTAATATGGTTTTGTTAGTATTTTTTATATTTGCAATATTTGTATTTTTAATATATGATTGTTTTTCTAGCATATCATAATACTGAAATAAAATGTCACTTGTAGTAGTATAATATTCAATTTCATCATAATCTTCTATAATTTTTATTTTGTTTTTTATATTAACAATTTCCTCTAAAAGTTTTATATTAGATGTCCATAAATCATTTAATATTTCACTGTTATTTTGTACTATTTCAATATTTGATTTGATTATATTTTGTATTTGTAATAATTCTATTAGTTGCAAATGATAATATTCTTTCTCTCTATTTTTTGATATAAAGTTTGTGATCATTTTATTATGCATAACATCTACTGTAGAATTATCTTTATTGTTTGTGACAATTCTTTTTTTTGATGTTTTTTCCTTAAACATTTTGCATATAATTAAAATATTATATGTACATTCTTAAGTATGTAATATCTAGCATATTTTTTTCTCCTATTATAGTATAAAGAATATAACATATAAATGGGTGGTGGTCTTCTTCAGCTAGTTGCCTATGGTGCACAAGATGTGTATTTGACTGGTAATCCTCAAATAACGTTTTTTATGGTAGTTTATCGTCGTCATACTAATTTTGCAATAGAAGCGATTGAACAAACTTTGAATGGAACTGCTGGATATGGAAATACTGTATATGTCACTGTATCTAGAAATGGTGATTTAATAAATAGAACATATCTTCAATTAGATGCACCCCGTCTTACAGGAGGAGATAGATATGTTAATTATTATGGTTTGCGTTTGCTCAATTCTGTTACTGTAGAAATTGGCGGCCAACAAATTGATAAACATTATTCAGATTGGTTATATATTTGGAATGAATTAAGTCTTCCGTCTGGCAAAAAATATGCTTATGAAAGAATGGTTGGCGCAGATGGTGATGTTTTAACAGACGAAGGTGCCACATTATATGTACCTTTAGAGTTCTGGTTTTGCAGAAATGTTGGATTATCATTGCCATTAATTGCTTTACAATATCACGAGGTAAAATTCAAGATAGTGTTTGAAAAATTAGAAAATTGTATTTATAGAACAGATGATACTAGTCTAACTAGCGTATCGTCTGCTTTATCTTCTGCTAATGTAAAGTTATGGATTGATTACATATTTTTAGATACTGATGAAAGAAGAAGATTTGCTCAAAATAGCACTGAATATCTTATTGAACAATTACAATTTACAGGCAGTGAATCATTATCAAAATCTTCTGGAAATAGATACAGATTGAATTTCAATCATCCTTGCAAAGAACTTATATGGGTTGGAAAACGTACTGATACTAATGCATATGTTAATCATTGGTATAACTATACATCAAATATTACAACAAAAGCATACGAAAGCCAAGATTATGAAAGCAGATTACCTTTATTGGGTGGTATATATTCTTGCAATTTGACAGCCTTCACCTCAAATCTTTACAGTGGTATTTATCCAACAGGTCCTAATCCATTTTCTAGATGCTTGTTACAACTTAATGGCAATGATAGATTTGCTGAAAGAAATGGTACATATTTCAGTTCTGTCCAACCCTATCAACATCATACAAATATACCAAAGAATAAAGGTATCAATATTTATTCATTTGCTCTTAAACCAGAAGAACACCAACCTTCTGGCACATTAAATATGTCTAGAATTGATACTGCAATGCTTTCTCTTAATTCTGACATGCCAGGTGTAGTAAATATTTATGCTGTAAATTATAATGTACTTCGTATAATGTCAGGTATGGGTGGCCTTGCATACAGTAATTAAATTTTATACAATTATTATAACTCTTTTTTTTTCTCCTATTATAGTATAAAGAATATAACATATAAATGGGTGGTGGTCTTCTTCAGCTAGTTGCCTATGGTGCACAAGATGTGTATTTGACTGGTAATCCTCAAATAACCTTTTTCAAGGTAGTATATCGTCGTCATACTAATTTTGCTATTGAAGCAGTTGAACAATCATTTAGTGGTAATAATAATTTTGGATCTTCTGTTAGTGTCCTTATAACACGTAATGGAGATTTAATACATAAGATATATTTTAATGCTTCTCTTAAAAATAATAATGCTCTTATTTCTGCAGACAATAAACATCAAACAAACAGTTTAGCACTAGTTCCTTATTTTGGTCAAAGATTATTAAAGACAATTGAATTAGAAATTGGAGGCCAAAGAATCGACAAACATTACTCAGAGTGGTTATATGTATGGAATGAACTTACTTTACCACCTGGCAAGAAAATGGGTTATCAAACAATGGTAGGTGGAGATAGAAAAAATCGTTCTTTAATTTTGAAACCACAAGAAAGTTATGAAATATATGTCCCTCTTGAATTTTGGTTCTGTAGAAATATAGGTCTTGCACTTCCTCTTATCGCTTTGCAATATCATGAAGTTAGAATTAATATGACATATGCAACTTCTGCAGAATTAGTTGATAAAGGTACAACAAACATATCTGATCGTATCGATGATAGTGAATTAAAACCAGATAATTATAGCAGCAGCAATATACCAGCTGGAACTTTTAATAGTGATTTACAAGGTTCGGTATCATCATTAATAATGGAAAATCCATCATTATGGGTTGATTATATCTTCTTAGATACAGATGAAAGAAAACGATTTGCACAACAATCCCATGAATATCTTATCGAACAATTACAATTCACAGGTAATGAAAATATCAATAATAGTTCAAGTATGAAAGCTATGAAACTAGTTTTCAATCATCCTTGTAAAGAATTAGTATGGTTTGTTAAGAGCAACAATGCCAATACATATTGGAATAATTTCTCTACAGAATATACTAATAATTTCCAAGAATTGGGTGAAAATCCTGTAACTAAAGCCAAAATACAATTAAATGGCAATGATAGATTTACAGAAAGACCAGGCACGTATTTCTCATTGGTACAACCTTACCAACATCATGAAAATACACCTACACAATATCATAATGGTATAAATGTTTATTCTTTTGCTCTTAAACCAGAAGAACATCAACCATCTGGTACTCTTAATATGTCACGTATCGACACTGCTGTATTATCAGTATCTTCAAGTATTGAAGGAACAATATCTGTATTTGCTGTAAATTATAATGTTCTTCGTATCCTATCTGGTATGGGTGGTTTAGCCTACAGTAATTAAATTGTATGAATATATAAAATTATTGCACTTATCTCTTATTGACCATTTCAAATTGTTCCATATTTTTTCTTTATTTAAAAAAGATTCAAAATCCTTTTTTTCTTCACTGTTCAAAAAATCTAAATCTATCATAGTAAATAATTTTCTTAATACCTCTTGTGTTACTGTATTTCGCCATAATAAAGAACCCATAATTTGATAAAGTCCCATAATATATGATTGCATATATGGTAATAAATTTTTGTTATTTATTTCACTAATAGTAGATACTGTAACTAAAAGGTTATTTACATCTAATGCATCACATGGTGTATAATATTTATATTTAATTATATTATCAATACAAGCAATAGGAAATCCTGCATTCCAAGAACATCCACAATTCAAAAAACTAATATTATATTCATTATAATTCAATAATTGATTATATAACAAATTTCCATTTTCTCCATGATTGAGATAATATTCATTAAATAAATTACAAAATTCAATAATTATGTTTAATTTATTCTTTTCCAAAACATTTACATCTCCTATTTCAAACATATCACTTTTATACACAATATTATCTATTGTACTATATTCTTCATATAAAATATCATAACATGTAATATTTGTTTCTTTATATTTATTTTTTAGATTGATCAAATCTTGATGAGCAGCTTGTAAAACATTATTTAGATTATCATTATAATCTTTTGCACCTACAATTATTATATTCATTTGATTATATTACGATAATTATATTTATATATATCAAGATTATATGAATAATTTGATAGTTAAAGAAATATATTGTGCTGCATTGTTTTCCAAAATGGCTTTTTATGATTCAAAACAGTTATCAGTATTATTTCAAGAAAAAAACAAATTATTTCATAATATATCTAGATATGTTAAAAATAATAATTTAATATACATAACAG